TATGTATCTACTGGCACAGGTGGCCCCAGTGGCACCGCAGGCGGAGATACCTGGGTCAATGCAGCATCGAATGCCGCTCCTACTCTGACAACACAAGGCGCATTGGCCAAAGGCGGCGCCATTGGTGCTTCTGGTACCGGCGGCCTTGGCGGCGCATCTGCTGCTGGTGTAGGCACAACAAAATTTTCAGGCGGCAACGGAGGCGCATCGGTTTCAGGTGCCTTTGGTGGCGGTGGCGGTGCAGCAGGACCCAGTGGAGCAGGAGCAGCAGGCGGATCCGGAACATCTGTAAACGGTGGCGGTGGCGGTGGCGGTGGATCCAACGGTGGTAGTGCAGGTGTTTCAGGTACCACTGTTCCGGGAAACGGCGGGAACGGAGTAGGCGGAACTGGTGGTGGTGCAGCTGGACTCAATGCCAACGGTACAGCAGGTACAGCAGGAACTGGTGCCGGCGGTGGCGGTGCATCGGGCAGTACCTACATAGGCGGTAACGGTGCTACTAGCGCAATTTACACACAAACAAGTAACAGTGCTACCGCTGGCCCAGGTGGTGGCGGTGGTGGTACTTGGTATTATGGCGCAACAGGCGGTGCAGGCGGGCTATACGGCGGTGGAGGTGGAGGTGCTGTAACTGGCGGAGCAGGCGGTGGAGGTATTATTGTTTTCACTTATAATACTGCACCTACTAGCACTCTTGCAACTCGTTTAACTAAAAACGGAACGTTATTTGTTAATGGAACATTTGACGAAAATACATCTATAGCACCGTCAAAGTTTCGCACTACAGCCAATACAGTATATGCTGGAACATTTGACGAATTTACAGGAGCACCTGTAGTAGATACTAGTTTAATGCTTTGGTTAGATGCCGGACAATCAACAAGCTATTCTGGAACAACATGGACTACGCCTGCTAACATAAATGGCAGTACAGTGGTTGCTCAGATGCAATCAGTTACAGTCAATAGTTCAGGTAGATTTGTTGCTGTTGGATATAACATCTCAATCTATCCCTTATATGCCACCAGTACTAATGGGTCAACGTGGACTACTCCTGCCCTAATGAATGGTAGTAGTGTAGTTGCTCGTATGCAATCAGTTACAGTCAATAGTTCGGGTAGATTTGTTGCCGTAGGATATAACACCAATAACTATCCCTTATATGCCACCAGTACCGATGGGTCAACGTGGACTACTCCTGCACTAATGAATGGTAGTAGTGTGGTTGCTCAGATGTTTTCAGTTACAGTCAATAGTTCAGGATTATTTGTTGCTGTAGGATATAACAGCACTAGCTATCCTGTATATGCCACCAGTACCGATGGGTCAACGTGGACTACTCCTGCACTAATGAATGGTAGTAGTGTGTATGCTAGAATGCGTGCTGTTACAGTTAATAGTTCAGGTTTATTTGTGTCTACTGGATTTAACGGCACTGGTTCTGCTGTATATGCTACCAGCACTGACGGTTCAACCTGGACTACTCCTGCCTTAATGAATGGTATTTCCACAGATGCAGCACTTATATCTGTTACAGTAAATAGTTCAGGTAGATTTGTTGCTGTTGGAACTAACAGTACTAATTATCCCCTATATGCCACTAGTACTAATGGCACAACTTGGACTACTCCTGCACTAATGAATGGTAGTAGTGTGTTTTTGCCAATGACTTCAGTTACAGTCAATAGTTCAGGATTATTTGTTGCTGTAGGATATAACAGCTCTAGCTATCCTGTATATGCCTACAGTACAGATGGCTCGACATGGACTACTCCTGCACAAATGAATGGTAGTAGTGCGGACGCTCGTATGAACTCAGTTACAGTTAATAGCTCAGGTTTATTTGCTGCTGTTGGCAGTAGATTCAGTACTACCTATCCTGTATATGCCACAAGCCCGGTTTGGACTGATCTTAGTCCTGCACTGAACACTTATGCATTATCTGCTAGTCCAACTTTTAATTCAACAACAGGTGGCGGAGTTATAACATTTACTGGAGCCAATAGCCAATATGCTACCAGTGCTACATCATTGTTTAATTCTACTACGTATCCCGCCTATACAATGAATCTTTGGGTTTACCCCACAGGTGCCGGACAATTGATATCAGTTACCGGAACAACAGCTATTAATACGGGATATCACTATAGTGCTATAGAAATATCAGCAGCCGGGGTAATTAAATTTGGGCAATGGACTGGAGCAGGAGATACGGTGATAGCAACATCAACTCAAAGTTTAAATGCATGGTACAACCTGACAATAACCTACGCTAGTACATTGGCCACTGCTTATGTAAATGGTGTAAGTGTTGGTACTTCTGCAACAGCATGGTCCGCCCCCGGTGCCAGCACATTTTTTGCCTTGATGGCCACAGACAGCACTAACATGGGCACAACCGGTTATGGAAACGGAAGTATTGGTTCGTTTATGGCATATAACCGTGCGTTGACTGTTAATGAAGTTGTTCAAAATTATAATGCATTATGCAACAGATATGCATTAGCTGCAATAACAACAACACAAATGCCAGTGGTGAGTAGACAGATGTCAGATGGAACATTTTTACTTAATGGTGGAATTTTTGATGAAAACACAGGTGCTGTTTAAGGATAAGTAATAGACTATGGCTAAATTAAACTCTGGAACAAGAATTTACGGTAACGTAACAATAGATACTTTTGCTACTGTTAACTCTGGTGCTTCTGCATCGGCCATTGTCAATGGCGGTTCAAACGGCGTAGGCAACATTGGTAGTGCAACCACTTACTTCAATACTGTATTTGCCAAAGCAACTTCTGCTCAATATGCTGACGTTGCAGAAAAATATATTGCAGACAAAGATTATCCCATTGGTACAGTATTAAGAATTGGTGGTATGTACGAAGTATCGCAAACTAACTGCTATCACGGAACAAATATCATTGGTACTGTAAGCGATAAACCGGCTTATGTTATGAATTCGGGACTAGATGCAGAACATGTCGCAATAGTTGCATTATTGGGACGAGTGCCTTGCCGTGTAGTAGGAACAATTAGCAAAGGCGATTTATTGGTATCCAGCGAAATACACGGAGTTGCTACTGTATTAGATTCAGATCTATGGGTACCTGGTTGTATTATTGGCAAGTCTTTGGAAGATTATAACAGCACAATTGAAGGTACAATTGAGATTGTGGTAGGACGTGCATGATACAGGCCAGATACCGACGCGAGTATGACGGAGAGTTTGTAATACTGGAAAGTCGTTTTAAGAATGGTAAAAAAGAACAGATACGAGAATGGATTCCAAATTCTATTGAAAATCATCATATCTCAGGACGAGCCGCTGTCATTGGTAGCCAATCTGATTTAGAAATATTTGATTATCGTAAATTACAAAAACACAAAGGTGGATTACTAGGAAAAAAACGTCTGCAAACTTATTCTTCCGGAGATTTATGGAACAACATGAAATTTGATTTTGTCGTCACTAATGATAATTTGAATCTTAACTTGATTAGAGAACAAAAATACAACGAAGAAAATATAGTATATACAAGTGCAAGAAACTGTATTTCTTATCCTGCAAACTTTTATCTAACGCCGTACAGTCCAAATCTAAATCAATTGGCATTATCTGTGTACCTGGCTGCATTTGATGGACATGCTGAAATTTTTCTATTAGGTTATAACAAAGAAACTCCTGCCGGTACCGCCAATTGGCAAGAGGATGTAAACTCAGTATTTTCTGCCTATAAGGAAGTAGAATTTAATCTAGTTGGAAATGAGTCAAACATGTCTGAAAAATGGCGTAACAATCGCAATGTCAAATGTATGCCGTATAGAGAATTTATTTCTTACTGCGATGTGTGAACAGAAGTTTTTATAATTTCTATTTTTTCTTTAATAGTATCAAAATTTACAGTATTCCATAATCCAGGATGCATGGGCTTAGGCCATGTATTGCTATCAATCCAGGCATAGCCTAAATGTTCGTCATTAAGACGCGGCAGAAATTCTTCTGCTACACAGCAAAAAAATGTATGATAATTAAATGCATTATCGGCACTGGTAAAATGATCCAACGGAGTTAGTTGGATATACTCTGGAAACTGCCCTAATTCTTCTTCGCATTCGCGTTTAATGGTTGCCATGAGTGTTTCGCCTGTTTCGCATTTGCCACCAGGAAGTCCCCAAGTACTGGGGTATTTGCTATCGTTACGCATGAGATAAAGATAGCGTTGTGTATCAAAACTATAAAACCAAACACCAACTGCGTTCATATAACAATGCTCCATTCACCGGCTGGATAAAGTCCTTCATAACTTTTGACCCAACTTGTTCCATTCCAAAGATACTGCAATCCTGTAGTGATATTAGTCACGTATTGAATATTAGTTGTGTTTGTAGTACTGCCAAAAGTCACGATCCAATCTGTACCGTCGTATTCAATAATATCGTTTGCCATTGCCACAACACTACCCCAAGCTGTGGCCGGTAATTGATTATCCTCACTACCAATGTCATTGAGAATAAGATATCGTTGTCCTGCGACTGCAATCGACAGACCTGCGCCGGGGCCACTCAGCAAAGGATCAATTACAGCATCCACTGCAGGCATGGTATTTTGTGGTATGGTATCAGGATCAACATCAAACAATAAAAATCTTTCGTCAGTGGGGTCGTAACTGACAAATCCAATTACTTGATCATCAGTTCCCCATTGGTTATCTAATCTGATTTGTGTGATGCCATCTCTAAATCCGCCGTACATATTAATAACTGACGGCCACATCTCATTGCTCGACGGACTATCTGGCAATGCGGTTGATGCATTTGGCTCATCCACAACTGCGCTGTATTTTAAAATTTGTAACTTATTTCCAATCAGTAACACTTGAAAATTGTAAGGAGAAAACTTTTGTCGAGTGCCCAGTAACAAATCATTGTTGGTAATAGCTTCGACTGCGTCACCCTGCTCGTCGAACACAGATGCAATAATACGTTCAACAACTCCTAATTTTTTGACTTTTGCTGGACTTGAAATCCATATTGGCAATGAAAACTTCATGGTCATAACATCAATGGGATTTTCAGTGCCTTGTGGTAGCGTACGACTGGTCCAGGTCACACCATCCAAGTACACTACACTTAAACTTGTCCAGTCAAGAAAATTATCTGTACTTTGAATTTCAAGGCTGGGATTAAACAAGGTAGCAATCTGTTCAAACAACTGCATTTTCTGATTGGTGTTTGAAGTCCAGATCTCCAAGCTGAGTCTTAGGTTATACGGTACAGGCATCAAACGTTCAATAGTAAATGCGTTACCTTGCGTAGTTTCGTAGGTATCAGTTCCTGAATCGTAATAGCGTTGTCGAACTTGAGCTCTACCCACAAAAGAAGGCTCTTGCATTCGGGGCCGATCATATTCTAAATCTGTGATGTAAAATGTCATCAACGGAGTTGATGGCAAACTGCTGGCCGAGTTGTCTTGATTCACTGTTTGAGCCAATCTTGTCCAATCGCCGTAACGAACTGGCACTCTGATTAAACTGGCAGAGCTGGTATTGGCTTTTCCGTATTCAACTTGAAAATTACTAAAAATTCTAGTAAACTGCAAAAGGAATCTGCGTATTTGTTCGTCGTAATAAAATTGCTGCATATATTAGCTCGATTTTTGTCCGGGTTGAGTTGGGGGAAAAGGTTTAGGAGGTTTATCTCCGCCTTGACCGCCGTTGTCTGCTTTTGGCACCAACAGTTCGCTTAAACTTTGCCGACTTGGTATATTGCCTTGATCTGCGGTGGCCACTGTGTATGTATTGTTCACAAAGGTCGAGCGTAAAGTATTGTTCTGCGGTCCGTTGGTCAGATTATTTCTTACTGATTCTTCAATCTTGATCCACATACGACCATTGTATCTAAACAGGCGATTTGGAAAATAGTCAAGTCGCAAACAATAGTCACCGTCGTATGCCACGCTGGGAAAATTAACTCCGGGAGTAACAGGCAGACCATTGGGTGCAATACCGTCACCGGTTAGATAGCCAACTGTGTACCCATCACCGCGTGGACTTTGAGTTTGATTTGTTGATAAGGGATCTACTTGACTGGCATTTATCAATGAAGAATCAATTGTTGCGCCAGTGACATTGGCAATAGTCCCATCGGGATTGGTTGGGAAAATATAAAATTTAACTGTATCATATCCACTTAGTGGTACTTCAACTTCGGCCTGCTGTAAAATAGCATCATTGACTATGAGATCCTTGTTACGAGTGCCCGATGTATCTCCTAAATTAGGTGGAGCAGTAGGTTGCCAGAATGCTGTGTTATTGATTGCAGTGTCGGGCGGAACAGGCTGAAGTGCAGTATAATAATTATTACCATTGATAACAACAGAGCCTGGCGGGTAGAAATTACCCGGATCCCAAATATTAGGTGTGCCCGGTATTTGATTAGTGATATCCTGGTATTCTTCACTCATTACCATTGGCGTAGCTTTTACTCGCCACAAGTGCGGAAGCCAAGTTTGACTAAACCCTTCTGCTGCAAAGCTGGCATCTTGTATGACATAAAAACGTGGCAAGGGAGGCTTTGATGGATCCAATGGATTCCAATCTTTGAGGTTGGGAAATTCCAGAACATCGCCTACCATCATCTTACGCTGAAAAGTGTCTATCATGTCATTGTAGTGAAAGGTAATAAACAGGGTGTCGTTGTTTAAAAACAAGCCAAATTGTGTTAGATCAAAATCAATGTCTTGCTGTTGGTAAATACCGCGCATGATATAGATGTCCGGATCGTAAGATCGATCTCGTATCTCGCCCAACAGCAGATCTTGCACAAATAAAGGACTGGTTTCTTGATAATTTGGTTGTGTTGCATCACCGTTAACGCCAGTAGTTGTGTCATCGTTTGCAACTGTTTTTGGTCCCATGTACTTGTGTATGTAAATATCCAAGCCGCCAACAGTAAACATCTCCGAAATTGTACGGTCGAAGAAACGAAAATC